CTTCCTTAATGAACATGAAGACTTTAAAGAAGACACAATTACTTGGCCCCCTTCCTTTAGTGCGGCTCATACCGCTTATCTAACAGAAGACAATAATCAGCCCTTCCAAGCGAATATCGATGCAGACGGTATAACAGATCCTTACCACGCCCTTGCTATGGCAGAACAGGCTGTTCGCAAAGCCCGTTCAATCTTTACGTTAACCTTTACTGTTTCGAAAAAGGGCTTAAACTTAGAGCCTGGTGACTTCATTAAAGTTACTTCTGATAACCTTAACATTTCAAATGAAGTATTTCGAGTAGAAAGTATTGAAGTTAGAGGCGACTTTACAGTTGGCCTGACATGTTATAAGTTTGACCATGAAACCTTGGCTTGGAACGTTGAAGATGATATCGCCTATGCTACTCAGCCTGTCTTTGACTTTTCTGTTGGAGCGCCTACAAACGGCACCTTCACACAAGGGGCTGAAGATAACTTAGGCACTTCATCGGGTCGTCTCTCTTGGACAGAGTCTGACGACATTGCTGTAATAGATTACTTAGTCGAAGTCTCCAGAGACAATAAAGTTACTTACCAAACTCTGGGCGTAACTAAAAGCACAACCTTTGACGTTACAGGGCTTAAAACAGGGGCCTATGACTTTTCCATTCGTGGTAGAACCCCTCTTGGAGGTTTGTCAGATAGACTTGAGGTGGATGACGAGACTATTCTTCTTAAAACAGTTGGTCAAGTAGCAGTTATTTATGCTAATACCAGCAATGCTTTAACAAACACACAGAGCTATAACGTTGGTACAAATAATTTTATTGCCTACTACCCTTACACAAGTGATCTCCCAACTCTACCTATTCGAACAGGGATTAGCTTTTCAAAGTTTATTCCAGAAAAAGAGGTTGACTACTTTGATGGTATAAATGGTATTTCAGTAAAGCTTCAGTATAGTGTGCTTGGCACAGGTAGTTGGCATGATACTTTTCAAGCAAACGATAAGTATGTTAGATCAGGCACTTTAACACCTCCTGCTACAACCTACGTTTACGGAGCAGCTGCTAAGTTTGTTCCTGAGCTGGGTGTAGAATATGATGATGGTATTGACGGAACTAGTGCGTACCTCCATATTGCTTACGCCGATACTTCTGTAGGTGGTGGATTTAGCCAGTCTCCAACAGGTAAGAACTACATTGGTACTTACTCAGACTCTAACCCTGTTGACTCAAATACTCCTGGGGATTACGCTTGGGTATTAACAAAAGGTGCTACTGGTGTTACTGGGGCTTCTACAAACATAATCTTTCAAAGGTTGGCAACTAAACCCGCAACCCCTGCTGCTTCCTCTGGTATTCCTACTGGATGGTACGATAACCCTCCAGCTGGAACTGAGTTAGTTTGGGCATCGTCTGGAACTAAAACAGCAGGCTCTACTACATTTACTTGGGGTGTACCTTGGCAAATTGACGGTGCCTCTATCGCTGAAGTTTCAATTTATCGTAAAAATAGTAACGCAGGTGGTACGGGGGGTACTTATAACTTTGTAACTAACAACTTAACTGCGCCTTCACTTTGGTTTGTTGACCCTCCTGCGTTGACTGCAGATGGGGATACCGTTTACCGTAGATCTGGTGTAACTTCAGGTTCATCAACGCAAACTTCAGCTTCTGTTTCTTATGGCCCCGCTGTAGTTTACGCCAAGAGAGTCGATGGAACTAATGGAACTAATGGAGCTACTGGAGCTACTGGAGCTACTGGTTCTAGAGGTGCAGGTTGGTGGCGCTATGAAACAGGCACTACTGCTTCTACTGCAGGGCTTTCTTCTGCTAATGTTACAACCTACTTTACAACAGCTACGGGGCTTAACCCCGTTAATGGTGATAAGTTTGTATTGACCAACAGCCTTGATCAAGCTAACGCTTATGTTTACACTACTTCTTGGGCCCCCCAAGCGGCGTTTGTTGACGGAGATCTTTTAGTTGAAGGTACTATAACTTCTGACAAAATTAATGTTACATCCCTTTCGGCCATTAGCGCAGAACTTGGTGATGTAAATATCGACAACACTTTAACGCTGACCGCTGGTGGTGCTGGGTTTATTGGAGGCCGTACAAGTTCCTCTCAGTATGACGTAGATGGTTTCTTGATTTCAAGAACAGACAAGGGTGCAGGAGCTAAGGGTTTTGAAGTAAGCCACACTTCAATTGTTTCGAATCAGTTATCTGGGGTAATCCATCAAGACAGTCAAAGTATGAAAATATTTAACCCTACTTTCTACACAGGTGGCAGCATCTCAGGTGGTGTTTCAAACATTGTTAACTCGACCGTCACTAACATCGGTCAAACCAACGGTGAAGTTGAGTTGACCATTCAAGGTGCAGGGGGTGGCGGGGGCTCTGGCAAAGACGATGGAGGTAGTACTGCAACTACAGCGACTGCTGGTGGGGCAACTACAGTTCAAGTTCGTGCGAATAGTGCCTCTGGTCCCCTTCTAGCTTCCTTCACCGCTGGTGGCGGAGCCGCTGGTAGAGACGCTTATGTTAATAGGTCAGAAAACCACGATGGGCAAAGTACAACCTACGGCGCTGGTGGCTTGGGTGGTAGTAATAACTCTGCTGGTTCAATCCCCGCTGCCAGTGCTTACGGTGCGGGTGGAGGTGGCGGTGGCGGTGACGCTTCTTCCATCGTTGATTCTTCAGGTTTAGCAGGGGTAGGTGGCTCGGCTGGTCAAACAATAACCCAGTCTGTTAGTACAAGTGCCTTCCCAACTTCAAACATCTATCTTGTCACAACTATCGGCACAAGGGGGCTTGGCAGTACGTCGAACCAATATTCTGGTGCTAATGGTGCAAATGGGGTAGTAACTTACGCTTCCCCCCTTGGCGGAACCAAGAACTATAGTACTGATGACCTACTTGGTAGGGTCGTACCTAGAAAATCTTTTTCTGGTACCTTTGACCCTAGTAACACCACTGAGTCTACTAGGACAGTTCAAACAGGGGTAGTATCCCTCCCTTCAAACTTCTATGAAGTTGAACTAGATGTTGATATGACTCTTGACGCTCAAACTAGCTACTCTTATACATACACTGTTAATCTGATTCACGTTAGAGCTGGTGTGGAAACCGTATTAGAATCGTATAGTGGGACTGCGGGCGATAACGGTACAAGAGTTGAACGAAGTTTCGCTGGAATCCTTAACCTTGGCGGTAGTGACCGTTTTAAACTTGTACACGTCTACACAAGTTCTACTCGTGCGAGGAATGGTGAAGCTACGCTTTCGGTAAGGGCGCAAGGTCCGGTTGTGAATCTTAACTATCTTTAAAAAGTTGCCCCTTTCGAGGGGCACCTTTAACCTACTTTTAAAAGGAGATTACTCTATGAGTTATCAACTGAGCCAAAGAAGTTTAAACAAACTAAACGGGGTTCACCCCGATCTTGTTAAAGTAGTGAAAAAGGCTATTACACTTACTAAAATTGATTTTGGTGTAACACAAGGTCTTCGTACCCTTGAACAACAAAGGGCTCTACTAAATAGTGGTGCAACTCAGACAATGAACTCTAAACACTTAACAGGTCACGCTGTTGACCTTGTGGCCTATATTGGGAGTGATGTCTCTTGGCAACTCAACGTCTATGATGACCTTGCTGACGCTATGAAAGAAGCTGCCATAGAGCTTAGTGTACCTGTTCGTTGGGGGGCCGCTTGGACTGTCCCTGACATTCGTCTCTGGGAGGGTACTATGGAAGAGGCTATGATGTCTTACGTAGACACTCGTAGGTCTCAGGGCAAGCGACCATTTATTGATGGCCCCCACTTTGAGCTGATCTGATGTTTACACCAGAGTGGCTTAACAGGTGGCGCATCTGGCCAAGACTTATAATAACGCTCTACGGTATTGCCTTCTACCGTACTACAGAGTGGTTCATGGCCTTATCAGACCCTACTAACGCACAAGCGGGGTTTGTTTCTGTAATTGTCGGTGCGGGCGCTGGCTTCTTTGGGATTTATGTAAATGGAAAAGTTACGGAAACTAACAATAACAATCATCTTGACGATGGTTCTCGCTAGCTGTAGCGGGCTAAGTCCGCTTAGTCTACTCTCTGGCAAGGGCACTAACGTTGCTGCCAACACACAAGTTGGTAAAGAGAACACTCAAAATGTTGGGGTAAACACAACCTTTAGACCTCAAGCAAGCACATCAGGCCCCGTAGAGAAAATTGACCAGTCAAACAACACAAGTAGGGTTAATACCGAAAGTGTAGATACTATAATTGTCAATGAGATTCCTACGTGGATGATCCTTGCTTTTGGTTTACTCTGTGGTTTCTTGATACCTTCACCTAGAGAGATCTTTCGTAGTCTTTACCATGCAATTAAGCAAATTACGGGCAGGAAGTAATACCTGACGTTTAAGAATAAGAGACAGACAAACTCTCAAGTTTTCTGACAGTCTCTTTGGGGAGGGGTTTAAGTATCCCTCCCTCACTAATACCTGACGTTTAAGAATAACCCGCCAGGGTTCCCACCCTATACTATACTTTAAGTATATACTTTAAGGTATACTTTAACTATACTATTCTAAGGAGTCGTTGTAATGGCTAAAGATAAAGATTCAAGACTAACTAGTGTTGGTGTATCTGGTTATAATAAGCCTAAACGTACTCCAAACCACCCTACTAAGTCTCATGTTGTTGTTGCTAAGTCTGGTGATACTATTAAAACAATTCGGTTTGGTTCTCAAGGTGCTAAAGGCTCTCCTAAAAAAGAAGGTGAGTCTGAGGCTGATCGTAAAAGACGTTTAGCTTGGAAAGCCCGCCATCAAACAAATATTGACAAGGGCCCAATGTCTGCTGCTTACTGGGCAAATAAAGTCAAATGGTAAAGGAACTATAAATGTCACAAATAACTAAACCGACAAAGGCTATTAAAAAGTCAGTTGCGGATCCAAGTGATAGCTATCACTCACTAAAACCTTTGTGGAAAAAGTCTAGAGCTGTACTTCAAGGTCAGTCTAACGTAAAAGCCCACGATGAGTATATCGAGAGAGACTACACTAACTTGTTGATTCCTTTTTCTCCAAGCATGAGCCAGTCTCAGTATGACTTCTACAAGTCAGAAGCAGAGCTTCCTGGGCTAACTGCCCAATACTGTAAAGTGCTTATTAGTGCTTTGCTTCGTAAAGAGTCTCAGCTGGAACTTCCAGAAGAACTCCCAGAGGATGCTTACTACTGGTTGAAAGATAACTTTACTCTCGATGGTAGATCTCTCTTTAACTTCTTGGATAATGCTCTCTGGGAAGAACTTCAGACCTCTAGAGCTTGGGCTTACGTAGACTATCCTGATATTGGTGAAGCAGAGTACGACAACATGTCTCCTGAAGAAAGAGATACAATTCGTCCTTACCCTGTTTTGCTTGAGGCAGAGACTGTCATTAACGTTCAAACAATTGTTCACCCTGTTACACGACAGAAAACCCTTGGCAGAATCGTCGATACTGTCTGTGATCACTATCTTGATGAGGGTGGTAAGCTAGTTATTGATTACTATGAACATGCTGACACGAATAACGAACTCAAAGTTCTAAACGGTGATGTTAAGCAAGACTACGTTGACTATGCAGCTTCTGCGGAGTTTAAAAAGGTTAAGACAGTTTACCCAACTATCTTTGGTACGAGAATTGATAGAATTCCAGCCTGGCCTCTTAATGGTCAAATTGATGCTGTTGAACCTGTGCTTATGCCACTCATTGACAGAGAGGTGTCTCTCTACAACAAGGTATCTCGTCGTAACCACCTACTATACGGTGCAGCTACTTACACACCTATCGTACAGTCTGACATGACTGACGAAGAGTTTGAAGAGCTAGTTAACTCTGGTCTTGGATCTTGGTTGCGTGTTCGTAAAGATGAGAGCATTAGTGTGCTTGAAACACCTACAGGTGCTTTGGCAGACATGGATCGTGCAATTTCCTCTACTATTGAAGAAATGGCTAAGATGGGTATTCGGATGTTGTCACCTGAACAGGCGGCTTCTGGTGTTGCTCTTGAGATTAGAAATGCTTCTCAAACCGCACAGCTTGGTACGCTTAACGCTAAAATCTCTGGTACGCTAAGAGAGGTTATTGCTTTTATGCTAAACTGGAAGTATAACACAGACTACTCTGGTTCTGATATTGGTTTCCAAATGTCTAGCGACTTTGCCCCAATGGTCGGCGGAGAGGGTGCTATGCGCCTTGTCTCTGAGTGGTATCAGTCTGGTATTATCAGCAGAAGTACTTTCCTTAGCATTGCAAAGTATAACGACTTCCTACCAGCTGACTATGATGATGACTCTGCAAGAGAAGAAATTCAAACAGATCCTCTTGTAGATACTGTTGCGGATAACTCAGTAAACGTACAAGAATAATTAGATTGAGGGGTGAAATTCCCCTCTCTTCTACTAACTACTCAATGGAGTACTAGATGGATATTAACGAAAAGATTTTTGATAGAATTGTAGACCACATGTCAGACGTTCGTCTGTACGAAGAAGGTGTAC